GTTCTTCCCCGCAAGACCGTTCGAGGAGAATTACAGCAATCTCCAAACTACCCTACCCAAGGGTGAAGATGCTCGCGGGACGCTCCGCCTTGACAACCTCCACAAGGATCAAGCACGGCAAGCCAAAAGGCACAAGGTTCGCCGTTTCAATTTTCCGCAGCGCACCATGATCACACGCAGCCAGGATCAATTTATGCAAGTCAAGTCGAAGTTGAGCCGCTTAGGGAAGAAGACACAAAATCTCAGCCCCGAAGCGGCCAAGAAACTAGGTGATCGACTCTTTTCTAACATCGAAGGAGAGTTTGACTGGAACGTGACGAAAGAAATGCGAGACACTTGTTTCGCTGCAGCATGTGAAAAGTTCCAAGACCGAGGTCACGACATGACACAATTGATGGACATTGCCCATTGGACGGAGAGAGGTGCAAATCTTGTCAAGTCTTTCTTGAAGGCGCAACAAAAGCCCGCTATGGGAAAAGATGTGCTGACAAGTGACAAGGCAGGACAAAGCATCTCCGCTTGGTCAAAGACACTCAACTTCCAGATCAACGTTTACACCAGATTACTGGAGACCGTCCTAGTAGCGCAGTCGAAAGGCCGTGTGAAGATCATGACCGGAATGACCGACCAGGAAGTCATGGCGATGCTTGAGAGTGACGGAAAGCCAGACGACCGCTATCTCGAGAATGACTGGACCGAATTTGATTCCTCCCAAAACAACACCAATCGCCACGTTCTGATGCTTGCCCTGAAGAAAATCGGATGCCCGGATGAGTTGCTTGAGCTCTTTAGAACTCAACTTGAGTCAAGACAGATTTGCAGCGAGGCGTTGACCATGTTCGTCAACGACAAGAAGGATTCCGGGGCACCACACACGTTCATTGACAACTGCTTGGTCAACCTGAGCGTTCTCATGGACGTCGTAATGAATTACGACCATCTCTATATCAAAGGGGACGATTCATTAGCACGTGGACAAGAAGTTTCCTTTAACATGCAGAAGATAAGGGAATATTCGGAGGACAGCGGTTACAAATTCAAACCTCAAGCGGG